GGCACATTCAAACGTAAAGCTCATAGCTGGGCACATTCAAACCCACAACGGAAACAAAAGGCAAAACCACATTCAAAGCAAGAGTGCCAACAGCAGCATTATACAAGTCAACGCCACTGATGGGCATATACTCAGCAGTATACAGAAAAGGACAAGAAAGTTCAACCATAGTGTTCTCAGACACATCCAACCTCACATGAGGAAGATTAGTGCAGGTACTACTGTTAGTACTGCGATTATATACATCGGTATCTCCTGAACCAGAACCATACTGCCAATTGAGAGCCAAAACTCCCTGATGGAAAGCTGTACATGCAACCTGCAAGCGAAAGCACGTCTTGAACCGAATGCCATAAGCACCGGACAAACGATTGCTCCACTGAGGGAAGGCGGTTGTGAAATTAGCAACCGATGCGTCAAACTGATTAACGCGTGTCCTAGTAGCAAAAGGAACAGTACCCCTCCTTATTAACCTAGGCCTCTCAAAGTAAGACTTAAGGTCTTGCAGATCCGACTGAGGGACTGCGTAGGGGGTATCTTTATAGGGCGTGAGAATCTCAACTCCGTCACACGCCTCATTGGCGAACTGTGTCACTCCAGAAGCCGTAGCCTCGCCTGAAATAGCGAGCGACGCACTCATGGTAGAACACTCCGCCTCATTACCAACAATCTCGACATCCTGTTTAGACAGGTTATTTGAATTTGTAGAACTAGCAAGTGATATATACAAGACACATGGTCACTCAACCAATGCGCAGGTTTGACACCTCTCTGGCTTATTTATACTTGCGCCTGAGTAGTAAACCTAAATAGGTAACAAGATCCTGGTGCGCCCTGTCCACTGCTCATTTCAAAGCTGCCAAAATGATTTACACCATGAAGCAGTGCGTATTTGCAACACCTCAGAACCATCCCGTGTCAGTACGTGCACACGTAAACCGGAAATAATTCTGCGAAGATTCCACCATGAAGCGCGGTGTAATCTGAAGCCTGCGAGCCACCTCCATGATGGCTCCAATGCTTTTTGACCATTCTTCCTCTGGCCATAAACTCAACTCGGACAACGCGCCTTCAATATTCTGGCGCATTACTTCAGTCCGATACTTAACATCTCCCTTCTTGGTATATAGGAGAGATCCAAAAATAGACTCCTTCCGAATAGGACCCACAACAATATTGTCCTTCAAACGGAAACTCCTCTGCAAAAAAGTCACATCGGAAATAGCTAAGAAAGGTTTCAACTCCTCTCCCTTCCTACCAGCAGTATAAACCATGTTAAACTCATCCTTGAGCACACGGGCAACTGTAACCTGGTTAAACTCCTCAACAACCTCGTCAGAAACACCAACAAGGTTGTCATCCCCAAGCGTGGCTGCACTAGCC